ACCACCGATAACCGTCACGATGAACTCCCATGACGACAACCCGCCACGCATCGCACGGTGATACGTCACCGACTGCACCTGAATCACACCAACCGGTGGGTTCAGCTGCTCCGGCAAATGATCAGCGACACGCAAACCCTGAACACGTCCAAGCGCTCGAGCAAGCCCATCTTGAATATCAAGCCCAGTGCCGGCCATTATGCCACCACAAGCACACGATACGGGGCCAACATGCGCTGCACATCAGGATCAATGCTGCGGACAGTTATCGCACCAAGGTCACCGAAACCAGCGACACCAAGCAACGAATCACCGCGCTTCACCAAACGGCCAGCGAGAATGATGCAAGCTGACTGCACTGGTTCTGGCACAGCCGGCCAACCCCAACGGGCTGTGACCTGTACACCAGCAGGAGCGACGTTCGTAGGCAGATAACCACTGGAAGTGGTGCGAATCATTGTGATCGGCACACCGCGAGACACAGCGTTCAACGGTTCAGCCTGATAATCAGCGGCACCCAACGTCGTCGCATACGTTCCGTCACCGGCACTGTCAGTCTTCACAACAAGTCCGGTCGTGCTGCTTATGTCATCAACAACCACAGTCGTTGATTCAGCGGCAACAAAGATCCGTGCAGTAGCGGACGTGTCAGCATAGAAACGACGGTTGCAGTAGTCGTCGATGACCCGTGACGCTTCCTCAATGCGAGTCCCGAACAACAGATCATCGACCGTGTCATTGACCCGCAGCACAGACTTCAACTGGTCAAGTGTGCAGTATCCGTTAGTGATCGTCATTCAGATCCTCCAGGCTTGAACGTAACCATCAACGATTTTGACGGCACCACGCTGCTCGACGAACTCACTAACCCGTTTGCCCTTGCCGCCCTCGAGTGTGTTGTCGTCAACTGCGACGATCGTGCCTGTACGGCACAGATGCCAGGCTGCGACGATTTCACGTAGATGATGATGCTGTGCAGGTTTAGGTGCAGCGAAGTTAATGTCAAACGCATCTAGGTACAGCAGGTCTGTTGCGGCAGACAGTTTGCGCAAAGTGACAATGGAGTCACCTGTAATTGCTGTGGTGTGTGTCAGCGCGAGCTCATCAACCAGGTGCGTGCCAATCGGGTCAATGTCGATTGTGGTGACATGTCCTGCGAGTACTCGAGCAGCTGCATCCCATACAAGTGTTGACTGCCCATCGCCAAGCCAGTTACCTAGTTTGCGTATCGTGCCGGTTTCAACGATCACAGGGTTTGCGGGTAGCAGATCAATGATCGTGCGGAACGCTTCAGCACGTTTGCCTAGCTGATCCCAAGGCACATCAATCAGGTCTGCTGTTCCCATTGTTCACCCGCTCATCAATCTTGCTCAGGATCGGTTCCCAGCATTCTTTGAACACCTTGTTGTGTTCGTACAGCAGTGCGTGCTGGCGTGCCTTAGAACGCCTTATAGGGTCTTTAGAGGTGACGTAAGCATCCTCCAACTGCTCGACAATGGAATGCACAAGCGGTGTGCAAAACCACGCTGTAGATCCGGCATCCCAATACGGTTGCACCGTTGCGAGATACCCGAAGTCTGCGATCAACTCGGGCTGCGCTGTGAAGTCAGACACGATTGACGGCACACCACACGCTGCAGCCTCGAGCACAGGAGTCCCAAACCCTTCACCGCGACTGCACAACAGGTGCACATCAAATGCACCCATGATCGCTGCAAGAAGATCAGGACCAAGCCCTGCGTAGTAAGCCCACTGGTCGACCCAGATAACCCGGTCTTCTGGGATACCGCAGGCTGTAGCTAAGGCTTTGAGATCAATACCCATTGATGCACCACGCGACTCGGTGTGCAAATACAGAATCACGTCGGTGTGTTGGGCCATGAAATGACTCATAGCAAGCAGGTTCTCACCAAACGCTTTGCGTACAGGTGCGCTGCCTTTGTTGGCTGCGACCATGCCAACAACAAACGCACCATCAGGAATGTTCAGAATCTCGCGCCCATCGGCACCACCAACAGTCGCACCAGGCTTGAAAACGTCGGTGTCAACCGAATGCGGTGCGTAGCCGGCGTCAATGCCCGCACGCTGCAGCTGCTCCAACCCGAACTTTGACATAGCGATCGACATGACCGTTGGCCGCTGCGAGAACTTCAGCACCTTCGGTGGAACCGGCAGGTGATCAACTGGCACCCATGACGCCACCAAATCAATACCGTCAATGTTCGCACCGTCATAAACCCACGTATCAAACAGGGTTAGGAGAGCGGTGAGGTGACCAGTGGTTTGCGCTGCGTGCTGGGTGTGCGCTGTGAGGATGTCGCAGGAATACGGGTGATACCCGTTGGGTAAGACTTCGACGCCTTCCCAGTCGGTGATTCCACCGTAGAGCCCGTAGTTAGCTGAGAACGTGACCGGTCGCCCGGTTGCTTTGATTTTGCGCGTGAGGTTCGCTGCTTGGACCCCGTAACCGGTGCCGGCCCAGGGGGCGTTAGAGTGGACGACGATACCGGTAGTGCCCGCATCGCCCGTATTAGCGCTTCCGCTATCTGGTTCGGTAGGTATGTTGGTATGCCGTTGATTTCCACCAGCATTGCGGTATCTTTTGTTGCCCATGAGATATCTCCAGTAGTCCCGTGTTGCCAGTGGTAGAACCAGGTGGTGTGCGCTCTGCGTCGCCCACGGGCAAGACGACGCAGAGCAGCACGACCTGTTGATCGGTGATCAGGTAGCAGCACCGATGTAATGGTTGACAGCGCTGACATCCGGAAGGTTGCCGTCACCGCGCCACGTCACACGGAATGTGATGAGATCGGACACGAAACCGACGCTGTCGTCGCGTGCGACCTCGATGCCACGGACCTGACGCACGTAGTACGACGAGAAGTCACCGAAGATGACTGACTTCGCAGCGGTACCAGTGGCCGCCATGTCAGGGTTCTCGTACACGGGATACCCAGCGAGCAGGTCGGGCTGACCCATCTGCAGCGATGGTTGCCAGATGTATTGGTTGGTGGTGTCCTTGATCTTACGGATCGCAGCGAGAGTGGTTCCACGCATCTGAAATGCGCCACCACGGCGACGATACGGAGAGTCAACCGAGTACACCAGATCCAGGATGTTGTCCGCAGTCGGGACGCCAGCAACACCGGTACCACCGGTGACACCAAGCGTCGACGCAACAACAATGCCCTTGGGGCGTGTCGTACCAGTACCAGTGGTGAGCGCAGCGTTCACCGCTGTACCCATCGCAACGCCGGCCTGTCGGGCAATGAAGTCAAGCAGGTTGATGCCGCTGTCCTCAACAAGTTCACGCGACACCTGCAAAGTAGCGGCGTACTTGAACGCACCCATCGAAACGAACGCAGAGAACGTCGGATCGGACTCGCCAATAGCGGAACCCTGACCAACGAACACCGGTGTCGAATAGCCGCTGGTGCGCGGGATCTGAAGTGTGTTGCCACTGTCAGTGGTGAGGATGGTGACAATGTTGCCGTCGAGCATCGGACCCTGAACAACGAGCTGCTCAACCAAACGGTTGTAGAAGTTCGTCGGAACTGGTGCACCAGTGCTGGTGGTGAAAACGTCACGCTGCTCAAAGTCATACGAGCGACGCTCACCCATAGCGATGCTGCGGATGATCTGCGCATCAGATTCAGCCTGCGCAACCTCAGCTGGCGTGAAATCCTGCGGGAGACCAAGAGCCGAACGGCTTTCGGTAATCGCACGCTCACGGGCCTCAACGTCGAGGATGGTCTTAGCACGTGAATCAAGCGCGTCGATGTCGGCGTTGATCCGATCAAACTGAGCCGACTCTTCAGCCGACAGGTCACGGTTCTCGAGAGACGCAACGTCAAGCAGGTTCTTTGCCTGCTCCCACGCCGAAGCGCGCTTCTCAACAAGCCGCTTCACAAGTTCTTCACTCATGTTGTAGCTCCTTTTCTAAAGGGGTTTGGGGGTTTGCTTTACTGCATTACGGGTGGTGTTCGTGGTGGTGGCAGCCGCAGCTGCTCCGGGCACGGACCCGAGCCGTCAATCGGCTGAACGCTTGGCGTTCAGTTCGAGCTTCCGTCGCATCAACGCAACCGGTACACCAGGTGCGGACGCAACAACATCATCATCATCGGTGCGAACACTCGCACCAGTCGTCTCAGGGTACGCAGGGAAACCCTGCACAACAGAAACTTCGTGCAACACAACCTCACGCAACACACGTGACGAACCGTCAGCAGACCAAGAATCGCCACCCTGCGGAACACTGAACCCGAACGACATCGAATGCACTGTGCCATCAGCAATCAGCGTTGAGAGATCACGACCAAGGGTCGTATCAGGCAGCTTCGCGTCAACACGCAAACCGCGTGCGTCCTCAGTCAACATCAACGAACCGTTCCGGGTCGTAGCTAGCACCTGATCGGTGTTGTGATTGTTGAACATGCGGATCTCACGGCCCGAACTCAACGAACGCTTGAACGCACCAGTTGCGATCTGCTCAATAAACGGCAACGGTTCGCTATCACTGTTGAACACAGCCGCATAACCACTGAACGACATGCCGTCACCAGCTGCACGAACCTCGAGCGGTCCAACAGTCACCGAACGGAACTCAACATCACGCCCATTGATTTTGCGAGTCTGAGCATCCATCAACGCATAGCGCATAGGCATCGCATCAGACGGTGCAGGTTGCATCACATAACCAACCGAGGACATATCAGCCGTCATGGCCGGCGCAGCAATAGCGTCAGGGTTCACAAGCGCCTCAGGAATAATCCACTTTTTGCAAACACCGTTTGGGTCGATGTCGCCGGCCACGATCTCACAAGCTCTCGGGCCCTGGTAATGCACGCAACTTGAGCACACCAAACCATCGGCAGAGAATGGAGACACGGCTGCATAATGCGCACCGGCTGCACCTGAGCCCTGATCGTATTGACCAAATAGGTCAACGATCTCGTGTTCAAACTCCATCTGTGCAAGTTGCCGTGGTGTCAGCGGGTAGATGCCTGCGATCTCACCGTTACGGGTTTCAATGTTCATGGGTTCCGACCTTCCATTCAAACTGTTCAGAATCTCAGCAGACCAGAGATTGGCCGCGTCGCCACCCCATAGAGCCCATGCGATACGACCCGCAGAAGGAAAGCCCGGTTCTCCGACCCGAAACCCTTCCGCTTCTTTGTCCACAGTGTGACGTGCAAAGTATGACGACATGCGTTGCACGGTTTGCAGTGACAGTGCACGTCGGTTGACGATGTCACGTGCTCGAGCAAAACCAACAGCTGTTCCGCCACGCCCGAACTCGGCACGCCAATCCAAACCTTGCTGCGCTTCAGCAACCATTGCAGTAGACGGTTCGTACGACGCCATCAGACTGGAGGTACCGAATCAACACCCATAGGCGGCGGATCAAGATTAGGTCCGGCCATCGGTGAACCAGGCAGAGCCATCACGAACTCGTCGCCACCGTCATAAGGTTCGAGCCCTTCAACGGCACGCGCTTCGTTCGGTGTCAAAAACCCATACTGAATGCCCATGCCATGAGCCCGGTAACGGTTCATTTGATCAGCACGCAAAAAGCCTGCAGTATCGAACATAAGCTCACGCGGTCTGGGCATCAACTCCGACAAAGCAGATTCGATGCGACGCAACCAAGGCAACAGTGTGTACGTAACGAAATGCTGACCGGCTGATTCGTTATTTGTGTACGTGTTCGATTCGCCACGCGCACCAATCATGTACGCAGGCACCCGAAAAATTCGCGCAACCTGAGCAATCTGTAACTCACGTGATGCGTTCATCTCCATAGACGCAGCGTCACTAGTGATCGCACGCCATTTCATGCCGTTCGTCAACACTGCCGGCCTACGCCTGCGACGGTTCTGGGTTTCCCAAGTCGCCTGCAAAGCTTTCGCCTGATCTGCGGTTAGATCACCGTCAACCTCAAGAACTGATGATGGGGTAGCACCCTCACCGTAGAACTGTGCGAGGTGACGTTCCATAGCCAACGCCAAACCAATCGTGGTCTTCTGCATCTCGATCGGGCTGAGCCCATTAGCTGCCTGCGGTGGAGTCCACCAGCGAAGATGCAGCATCTGATCGAACGGCACAGTGCCACCATTGACGGTGTAGTAGCGCTGACGATTGATGACGTTGCATTGCACGTTCGACGGGTGCAGCGGAGTCAACGAGATCGGCAACGACGAACCATCACGATCAATGAACACATACGCGTTGCCATGCAAAGCCAAGGACGACACGATCATGTGAATCAGTTCGTACCTGGTCACAGTCAGCGACGCATCCAACCACGAAGGAACCGGTGCGCTCTCAACACGATCACCGACATGACGAACAG